TATTATAGTATGTATCAACAACTCCTTCTAATTCCTCAAAGATATTATCAATATCCTCTCTACAATCAGGGTCATAACCATTAGCATCAAGTGGGTTATATCCCTCCAATATGTAAAGAATCGTAGAAATTTGTCCTTCAGTTAGTGTTACTTTGTGAGGACGATTGAGATCTTCCTGTATCTTTGGTTGAAAAATTTGCTTAGTCATTAGTAATTTCCTCTCCTAATTTGTTGAACTCTTTATCAAGAATAGGCACATATAATATGCCACTATCTGTTAATCTATCTCTCATAAGTTGGAACCAATTATTATTAATATTGTGTTCCTCTGGTGTTAAGTTAGTGAAGTAACTTTGTGACCATTGTTGATAAGTTGCCATTAGAATCCTCCAGATAATCTAATCATTTGTTGATAGATCTTATGTGCTTCATATTCAGTTATGTCCTCTAATATTTCATTTCCATTCTCATCCTCTGTAGTGATTAGATCACCTTCAATACAATCAACTGTGTCCTGTAAAATATCAAATAGGACATCAAATTGAGCATTAGTTAGTGTTAGTTGTCTCATGTTAATCCTCCGTTAATGTGTTCATGTTAACCACTTTTCATCAGTTGTTTCTAACATTTTACCAACCTTATATTCATATCCATCACAATACTCAACCTCCTCATAATGTTTGCAA